TTAAGCCCATTCTGTTCTATCTTCTGCAATCTTCCACGCGACAACCCAGTCGCCTCGCATATATCCTTCCAGGGCGTTGGTGGATCTTTTGCGCGTTCAAGTACAACCATTTTTGTCATCTCATCTAAATAGCTTTCTATCGCCGCGTACGCATCTTCAATATTTGCGCGATTTTCTGCGTCTTCAATTGTATTTGAGTTTTTCTCATCCGCAATAATTTCAATCAAAAACGAACTATCCTCTGATTCATTCGCCTTTCTGTCGAGACTTGTTAGTGCGCGTGGCGCGTTGGTTGCAATTTGTATTTCATCTGGTGTTAGATTTGAGTGCTCAGACAACTCTTCAAGTGTCGGCTCGCGTCCAAATTGCTTGCTAAATTCTTCAACTGTTTTCCTTATTTTGAATGTTGAATCATGTATTCCGATCGGGAGGCGAATTGTTAGATCAATGCACTGCATGGATCTTTGTATCGCCTGCCTGATCCACCAGTAAGCATAAGTGCTCATCGCGTATCCACGAGTCGGATCAAATTTTTCAACAGCTCGCGCTAGTCCGACATTACCTTCTTGCACGAGATCCATAAGATCAAGCGTCGTGCAACGATTTGTGTATTTTCTAGCAATATTAACGACTAATCTTAAGTTGCACTTAATAAATTTTTCTCTCGCCCTTTTTCCGATTCTTGCAATTTTTTTCTCTTCTTCTGTGTATGTTGATTCGTCTTTGTCGCGTATCAGCATCCATGCCTGCACCTGCATGCCAAGCATCACCTCCTGCGCTTTCGTGAGCAGGGGATAGCGTCCTATCTCATTGAGGTAGGTCTGTGTTGCATCACGTGTCATCGTCGTTTGAAGTGCCCTGTGAGACTTGCAGGCAGTGCAGTTTCCATTGCGCTTGCCATTCCTGTGCATGATCCCACACCATCCCGATTCCGTAAACACGCCATTTCCAATTGTTTTCTTTGGATGGCGCTTCGAGATAAGGCTTGTTACCGTCAGTCATAACTACTCTTTGAAAATGATGTCATCACCAAGCTACCGTCCTGAGGATCAGTTTCAAGAGCGACTAAATTCTGAACGTCTTAAGGAATTGTTTAGCCACAGGGACTACCAAGGACTACTCGACTTCGCATTACTTCTCAATCATCAGGCGTCGTTCAACAACAGTCGAGCCGTTTGGGCGATAGGGGAGGCGATGAAAAACATGAGCGCAGAGTTCTCGCTTGATAAATATCAAAAAATGATTGACGATCTCGCCTAATTACACCCAGATGCTCTGACGCACTGTTTCGCTGTTGTTATAGTTTCCCTTGACGGCGTAACTAACGAGCGGTGCGTCTGACATGCGCTGAAAAACAACTTGTCCAATCAAAAGGCCTGGATATAGAGGAATTGGATGAATTTGCCTGATGTTATGAAGCTCAAGCGTTAGGCGACTTCCGTGAAAGCCAGGGTCAATGTAAGCACTAAGCGCATGAGAATATCCTTCACGCCCACGGCTTGACTTAAGTGCAAACTGCCCAGCAATATCTTCAGGCATGTTGAAGATCTCTTCTGTGCAGGCGAGGCAAAATTGCCCTGCTCGCAACAACCAAGGGTTTTCTTTCGTAAAGCCAGAGAGTGGTGTGGCAATGAATGAATCTGTCGCAACGGATTCAATCATGATCTGATTCCCAAGTCGCACGTCATAGCTTGCTGGGTTGAGCTGCTCTGATCTATATGGCAGCATCATGGCCCGCTCTTTACACAGGCGCTCGATTTCGTGATCGCAGAGAATGCTCATCTGTCAGGGCGCAAGTTTTGCTTTGTGAAGGCGTGTCTCTTTGTACCAATTTGCAATTTCTGGTGCCCAACTCTCAAAATGAGGCAGCATCATATCGCAGAGGGCTCTGATCTCATCTTGTGCATCAGCTTTGGCGCGCAGATCAAGAAAGTGCATCAATGCCCGTAGTGAAAAGCTCACCACAAAGTGCTGGCGGAAATCAAATGGAATCAGTCCCCTTGCGTGCTCCTCCGCGCGACCACTATCGACAGCAAGCTTGTAGCGAACCGCTGAGTCGATACAAATGATTCGATCAACTTTACGTTGATCTTCTGTATATTCGTAAGACTTGCCCTGACGATCGCGATAAGTGCCAACGGGGCGCAAGTAAAAAACTTCTTCAATATCCCGCTTGCTTGTTACTGCGTCAATGATTCGCTGCCCTGTATAACGCCCGGACTGCACATCAAAACTCAAGCCAACACGATGCGTGCGGGCTTGTTGCATAACACTATGCGGAAACCAGCCGACATTGAACGTGATCGCCGGGTGCTCCAGTGGGCCATAGTGCCCGCGCTCACCTTTTAGTAAGTGGCGCACGACAATCTCTCCCGCTTCTTTTTCTTCTGGCGAAGTTTCATGAAAGACAAACTCTTCGCTGTAGTCTTGGTGCATCGCGTACCAACACAGCGACTGAGGATTGGGCGTGCAGCTTAATACCTTGACCGTGAAGTACTCATCTTTGATGGCTTCTTTCATTTGTTGCTCTCATTTATCTTTGATAGCACAAACGCCGCAAAAGCAACATGCGAAGCAGCTGATTGCTTATTTGCGGGCGCATTGGGATAAGAACCCTCCCAGTATTCGCGGAAAAGCTGTTCAAGATTGTCAAGATCAAGCATCGTTTTGCTCCTTGTTCATGTACTTTTCGGCCAGCCCAGTGTACAAAGCGTGCATCGGATGACGCTTGCTGCCGCGCCCATCCTTTTTGTACCAACTATCTAAGCGCTCCTGTTTCTGCTGCTCCTCAACGTGATTGATCATTGTGTTGTGAACGATGTTTGTTGATCCAGTGAGCAGCTTGTGCGCATCGCCACCCATAGCAGGCGGCAGCACGTACAAGAGCTCTCAGGTTGGCTCTCAGGGTTGCCTCTGAGTTCCAGACGGCATCAATGATGGCATCTGTTTCAGCGTCTGTCATCCGGGCTTAGCAGAACTGCCTGACCGTAATAAGGCGCCAGCCAAGATTTCATCAAAAGATCGTTGGCCTCATACTTTGAACGCGCCCAGCAAACATGATAGATGTTTAAAACTGGGAAATGAAAAAAATAGCGTCTCATTGCACAAGGTCAAGCAGGTTTGGCTTTTGATAGCTCGGCCCTTTCATTACTTTTCCCGCCTCGTTTCTAATCGGTTTGCCAGAGTCATCTAGCTTGCTCATATTGCTATCGAAAACGCGTTGCATCGCCTCATCAAGATCCCATCCCATGTTTTCAGCCGCTTGATAACAGACAAAAACAAGATCACTCAGCTCTTTCAAAAGATCGGCATGAGTTGCAAAATCGTTTTGCTTGAACTCTTGAAATGCTTCAATGACTTCTGTGTATTCTTCGATGATCAATTTGATCTGCAAGTTATACTGAAGGTTGTTTTTAGTCTTATCGCTTTTAACCTCAAACGCTTCTCGCCATTCGCGAGCCTGTTGCTGCAGTTGTCCCATGTCAATAAAGAAAGAAAAAGCCCTGCCGAAGCAGGGCGCGAACAATGAAGCGTAAATCAGAGATCCAGATCGTCCTCTTCAGTTTCAGCGACCGCTTCTGCGTCAGTACAAGGGGTCAGGATGATCTTGCCTTCCTCTGCGCTCACCTGAACCTTGCTGCCAGGGGCAAAGCCGGCGATGGCGCTGTGGCGAGCACCCACGACGCAGTTGCCGGTCTTGCCCACGGTGACGATGGGAGCGCGGCCCTTGCGGGAGCTGTAAGCGCGACGAGCAGAGGGAATCACGATGCCAGTAGAGGCTTCGGTGATGGCCTTGAAGAACTCGTTCTTGTGAATGCGGGTCTGGGTTTCCCCAGTCTCCGCATCAGTGATCTTGGTGTAGTAACCGGCGCCAAAGGCCAGTTCATCACCAGCAACGCCTTGATTGGCTTGTACGTAGTCAAGCAGTTCTTGGCCTACCTTACGCTCGCCGCCAACTTTGACTTTGGTGGACTTGGTGGCTTGAGCAGCTTCGGGGGCGGCGGCTTCAACAGACATTTCAGAATCAGTTTCGATGGGATCAAGGACAGCAGTATCTGAGTCCTGTTTTTTGCGTGCCATGGCGGCGTGGGTGGTTGACTTGTGCAAGTTAGCACGTTGAGCGCTTTCTTGCAAGAGTCGTGTTACGGCTTGAGTGCAAGCATCATTGCCGTAGCGGCTTCTTGATCAAGGCGTGACACCTTGACATGAACCCCAGGGCCGTCAGACGGATCGCAAAACAGCTTCATGGAAGAAGCTGCAACGATCAAAGCGTCATCATCGTAACAGATTTTTGTCAATGCGTCACCACACGCCCGCAACAGCTTATCCGCATCGCCTTTATTTGAATGAAACAAAGGGGCGCCGGGCTTGAGTTCGCCTTTGCTGTTGAAATGAGCTTTTGGGCGAGGCATGTAAAATAATAGTGACAATACAAATAGCCCTTTCGTTTCCCAATTTGCAGGGCGCATCAGTGTTGCTACGCGCCCCACGGAAGCCCTCCAGGCGTAAAGCCCTTTGGACTGCTCAGTCATGGCCACTGCTACGCGCTGACGCCCCTCTCGATCGGTGTAGACGCGCCCAAAAGCGTTCTTCGAGCCCTGTGTCTCGGGTTTTCCGGCGACAAAAAACGAATAGGACTGAATCGAATACTGCTCAAGCGTTGTCAATAAGTTTGCCGTCATCAATCCCTTTGTCGCGCTTGTAGATTTCTATAAGCTTAGCGATTAAAATACGTCGATTCAACCTGCTTAGTTTGACACTTAACTTTTCCGCCAGATCTTCTGTCTGTCTTGCTGTTGGGTTGTTGTAAAGAGATAGAGGACGAACTGTGCGCTTTCGCTCCCAAATCGTTAAGTCTTCTGCACAGTCAAAAATATCTTTGTACTTTTTGCCAGCGCCTACATCTTGCAATAATTGTGGATATTGATTGTAGATTCTTTCAAGAATTTGCAATCTTCTGTATCTATCTGGATTCTTTTTTCTGTATCGTTTTTGAATGTAATACTTGATGCGCATGTATTCAAAAAATTCTTGAGGGAAATCAAAGCCCTCATGCTGCTCGCCCAACCACTTTGCAAATCTTGATGCACACTGTGATTGTGTTTTATCTTTGATCGCAGCTTTTGCGCAATTAGCAAGAAACGTCGCAAGTGTTGCTTTTTTAATCCCTAGTCCATGGTGAAAGTTAAATATAAAATCCTTCACCCCGCCCATCTTTATTTCTCTATTGTCAAATGTTCTATATCCAAGATAAAATTTATTGTCAATAATCTTCCACATCGTAGTAAAAAATAATTCTCCATCGCCACCGTTGATCACTGCGCCCAAATGAAGACGCGCATCGGCAACAAGACGTGCGCCATAGAAAATATCGCTGCGATCTTTCAGCATCGTGCTACTGAGCGATTAGTGCATTGAGTGTTGCGCGGAAATCATGAATTGTCCCACTGTTCTCGACAACTTGATCAAATCCATCCCAGTCGTCAAGCCCGCCCTCGGATTGATGTGATTCTGAGTTAACTGCAGAGGGACGAATGATTTTCCACATTTCGCCCCCCATCTTTTTGATCATTTCTGCTTCGTTTTGAAAGCGAACGTCGTCAATGACAATTCTGCAGTCTTCATTGCGGAAACATGAAGATACGCGATACATCATACAGTCAAGCCAAATGCTCCGAGAAATGCACTCGCGCCCCCACTCTGTTCCAAGAGTTTGCAGTACATGACGAGGAGTTGTATTGATTTCCTGAACGAGCTTTTCCTTTTGCCCCCAAACCAGCGACATCGCCTGTTCTCTTGTGTAGCCAAGCGAAATAAAAAATTCTGTTCCCATGCGCTTGATGGGTTCTGCAAAGCTCATTGTGCGATAGCCCTGCTGCGCTAACACGTTCGCTGCAAGTGATTTTCCAGATTGAGCGGCGGGACTGTAAAACCCAATGAGTCTGTTCACTGTAATTTGCTGTCGCTATTGAATGATACAAGAAAACCCCCTTTCGGAGGCTTTCAAGTCTTGGGCTTACAAGCCACTCACCTTGACAAGGCCCAGAACCCACATGTGGGGGCGGTACCGCCTTGCTCCCTGATGAGACCCCTTGACGTTGCGTGCGCTGGTGTTTTTGCCGCTACCGCTTGGCCCGAGCAGTAGAAACGTTGGCGCTGGGGAGGTGAATCAGCCCTGTTTCAGTGGGATAGGGCCGTGCTTCGCCAAGCGATCAGAAGGGCATTTCGTCTGCAGCAGGGGCCGTAGAGCGAGAAGGCATTTCTTGACCTTGGCGCTCAGGGATCGTGAAGTCAGTCGCATCCATGTAGATAGCAACGTATTCAGTGCCATCTTTTTTCTTTTTGGGAGACACGTTTTTCACGGTTCCTACAAGAGTCACCTGGCGACCGTCTTCCATGAATTTGACCGCGGTCTCAATCTTCTTGCCGTAGAAAGTGGCGTTGACGAAGTGAGTTTGTTTTCCGTTTGTAGTTTTAGAGCGAATACCGACAGTAGCAGTTTTGCCGTAATCGCCATCCTTTACTTGAACTTCGCCGGTCACATAACCGCTAGCGACAAGAGTGAGCATCAGAGTTCAGGCTCAATGAGCCTTGGGAATTGGGTGTTTTCGAGTGAGCAGTAAGCCTTGTAGCGCTCGATAAATTCTTGCGCACGAGCTTTCAGCTCTTGCTTGTTCAGAACGTGAACGTGAGGTTCACGCCAGTCGTAGCAAACGCAGATTACACCCTGAGTTATCTCGTTGTCAAGTTCGCCCCGTTTTACAGCGAGATTGTGAGCAAGCGCGTATGCGGCGATCTGCACTTCAGCGCTTTTGTAATGAGACATTGACTTTGCTTTTTTCTTGACGCCTTCTTCTTTGTAGGAGCGCACTGTCTTCCAGTCCCAGATGCTGTACTGCCCATCCCAGTGCAAACGCAAGTCAGCAGTGCCTGCATAGCCAAGATGACAGAAGAGAGCTTCTTCCATCAAGAAAGATGGAGCGCTTACATCATTTTTGAAGTTCTCTTTTCTAATTAAATCAAGAACGGGCGAAAGATGAGTGATGTACTCATGGATGTTGTAATCCATGATTTCATCCATTGTCGCATGATCCATTTTGTGTTTTTCTGCGTCGCCCATAAATGACATTTCTACTTCAGCGTGAATGATCGTTCCTCTACGCTGTGCTCGCTGCATGATGTCTTCCCAGTTGGGCTCCATCTGTCGCCAGATCTCAAGCCCTTTTATCTTGTTGGGATCGAATAGTTCTGACGTTCTGCCCAAGACTGAGCTAACAGAGACGTATTCGTGATCGTCTTTGACGTAAAAGCCTGATTTTGGATGCGCCATGTTTTCTGATTAAAGAGAAGAGCCTGAGAGCAGGAAGTCAGCCGCCTGCCAATGCCCATTATCTCTCAAGTAAACGATAATTGCAAGCAATGCACGTTTTGATTCCGCCTCCCATTCTTCTGGCGCGCGATCATTGATGATCGGAGAGATGGCGAGACAGAGTTCGTGCTCAAGCTTGGTCATGTTTCTGCAAAAGAGATGGAAGCACTCGATCAAATACTTTTTTCCAGTTGATGATGGCTGCGTGACCCTCATGAATTGTTCTTACTTCGCCAGGCTCTGCAAGAATTTCTGCAAGTTGCATTGTTTTGTATCTGTGTCCGCAGAATTCACATTGCCTGTATCTGTAAAAATCTCCACTTGCAGTTCTGAGCGAACTTGTAACCTTTGTGATCAATGCGTTGCATTTTGGGCAGGGCAGAGAGGCTTTGTTGAGTGGCACGAGGGAGGTGAGTTGGTTGAAGTTCTAATTTGAGGGAAATTAGAAGTTGACTTGGATTTGAGGGGGTGATTAAGGGGCTGAGCTGCAGCGGATGATGTGAATCAGGATCGCAACACCACCTGAAAGCCAAGCAAACCATATGGCTGCCCAATAAGGAGGCCGAGAATAATGCTTGTTCATGAAACAACGAAGTGGGTCTGACTACTGGATTTAAGAGCGCAACCTGGCTAGCAGGTCTGCCGTTTTCTCAGCCAGCTTGCAGTAGCTGGTGCCCTCATCACTGGAAACGATGTGTGGGCAAGTGGAGTCGGGTTGCTCAATCCAGTTGCCGAGAGCCTGTTGCAGAGCTGTGAATTCTTCCCAGGTCATGGAAAGGGACTGGTGGCCTCGGCTTAGATGAATGTCAAAACCTTCAGCATTTGTCCATTCTGTGACTTCG